ATACGGGCAAAACAGTATAAGGTTGGTTTAGCCACCGCTGTTAAGGTTCCTATACGATTGGAAATGAAAGTTGTACATCGGTGGTGGTACATCCAAGAGGTCAAAAGTTTGATAATAGTAAGATGTATTATCCAAGGTAGAAACGCATTTACAATAATGTCGAATGCACCTGCGGATATTAAGCCAAGTAAGGCGGGCTCATCTTGCTGTTATGTAATAGTAATGTAATAACCCTATAAATCGAGGTAGCAATCATGGCAGCATATGTGAAAGTGTACAAAACCAGAGGCATCTGGCATTTCCTTACTTCTTATGGAAGTGTAATTAGCATTCACGCCAAGTCCTTTGCGTTGGCTAGACGCAAGTTCTTCGATTTACATCGATAGGACTGGCAATTCTATAATTAGAGAGAGTTACGGCTAAAACCACCGACCGTTAATGTTCTAGTCAATGCTACTTTGTAGCCTAGATAAGCGTGGTCTCTCTCTATAGTTTGGAGGTAATATGACTAAGATTTATTATCCTAAATTCGGGAACTTTGGTGAATTAATATCGTATCATAAGTGTAATGTCTTTTGTAGAACTTGGCATTTCCTATCGCGTGCAACTGTAGATAGTCACTCTGTTAGTTGGAAGATTGCTTCCAATGGAGAGTCTATAACGCATCATTATTATACTGATGAAGAAAATGATAGTATTGAACAAAGTATTGATGATTATATTGAAAGACAGATTGATGAACGTATATTTACGGAGGTTAAATAATGGTATCATTTACTGATATGGTAGAGGCATTTAATATGCTTAAAGAGAGTAAAAACTCTGGATTAACACCATTAGAGGCAACTGTAATGATAAGTTATGTTCTTAAAGACTTGTTAATAGTGGCTGCAATTCTTAGAGTTATAGTATGGTTTAAACAAGTCAAAGAAGGAGGAGATGATGTTTGAGTTTATTGGAGCATTTCTTGGTGGTTTGATATTTATAGGATTTATCCTGTTTATTGTAGTAGTTTGGTGTGAATATAGGGATAGAAACGGAATATGAACTGGTTAAAGAACATTACAACTTGCCCTTTTGTGTATAGAAAAGAGTTAATTGATTGGGCAGTGAGTTATTTTAATAGACCAAAGAGCAGATACAATAGAATGAAAAAGCAACAGTTATATGCTATTTGGTATAAACAGGCTCATCTTAATAAGTGGTGAGTTTTATAGAATTGGGTGTTAGAGAATGTGGTTCCACAGGCCTGTGGATACTATGTTTTCGCAGATATATCCTCAGAATAATGGTTATCTATGTTAAGGCGGCCACTGAGGGCTCATAACTGGTTTCACTTCGACGAGTGGGGCCAGACCAGGAGATAAAGGGCTAAATATTGTCCCGAGGTGCCGTAAAGGTTTGTGAGTACGTTTGTACAATTAAAGAGAAAAGTCGGACGAATCGGTCTTTCAAGTGTAGGAGAAAGTTCTCTCCTATAGCACAATGTTATAAATCTAACACTACTGGTGTTGGGTTGCATCTCAACGGGATAAAGCCTGTGTAAATAGGCAATCTCGTGGATTACAATGTACTCTAACAAGTATGCGTAATAAGGTGTCCAGTAATGGTAAGTAGCTGAAAGTACGTGACCCGAAAGGGCACTAAACCCGAAGAACTTTGAATTATCAGGTAAGACCTTAGACTGAGCGTTTGTGTCTCAGTCAATTAACTGGTCAGTTTGAATCTGGTATATCGACACCCAATATATTTAACAAGGAGGAATATATGGAAACAAATTGCTGTGGAGCACCGTTCTATAATCCAGGATGGCCAGATAATGATATATGTACTAGCTGCAAGGAACACGCAGTCCCAATGGAGGAAGAGGAAGACTTTGACGACGAAGATACTTGGAAAGAATCGGAAGAATATTTAAATTACAAGGAGAGGAGGCCGGAAAAATGACCTTTATTAATAGTTTCATTGAAGTTTGGGTTAAAATGATTGATAGACCACTAACCATTAACAATAAACAAGGATTTCTCTTGACAAATGGTATGCGTATCTTTTTTAAGGATACATTTTTATCACAAAAGTCAATAGATATTTTAAAAAGACATTACTCAGGGAGGTAATATGAAATACGATACTACAATATTACAAACTAAGACAGTGGCTAATATTATGCGATTAATTGATGGATTTGTCTTAGGAAAGCCTTTAAAAAGGGCTGAAAATAACTTAAATAGCCTAAGAAGTCAATATGACCGTGCACTAAAATTATCCACTGCAAGGGGTGAAAGTCCTGATTGGATATATAACCCTAGAAACATAAAAGGAGTGAAAGATGAATAAGATAGATAGAGCTCAGTTAATTGGAAGTTTAATATTTACATTTTCTTCTCTTTTTGGTGGAATAGTAATATTAATAGGATATGTGCCCACAGTTATATGGGCATTATGGTTCCTGGTATTATTATTTTCTTTTCTTTTCTTTGGATGGTACTCCTGGTTAATAGTCAAGGATGCTTATTTTAATAAAGAAGTACCTGATTATAGAGGATTATCAGAAGAGGATAAGATGAAATTAGCCAGAATGGAAGCAAATCTTAATACTGTTAAAACAGCAAAACCGGGACCTAAGAAGATGAAGGCTAGAAATTACAAAAAGACGGAGAAACGACTTCGTAAATTACAAAAAGAAGGTAGAATCAATAGCCGTAAGAAGAAATAGGAGATTGTTATGACATATTGGGCATTATTTTGGATAGAACTATACTTCAGCTGGTTATTAATAGAATATATAGCAGGAAGGTATAATATGATTAAGAATAACAAAATGCAGATAATGGGCGTAATAGGATTAGCATTGTTTGGGATATTTATAGGATGTGCAAGTCCTGAAGACCCTGAAACTGCAGCAGTTAATAAAGGACGTGCTCTAGCAAGGGCATATAATGATAGTGTTGGTAAAGCGTGGAGAGGTTATTTCGATAGAAATGTTGAAACTGAGGCTATTGAAGTCAATAGTTTTGATATAGAAGGGTATAAACCGGATAGTTCTAAAATTATAGCTATTGCATATCCAGACGATGCTTTTACTGATTTTGAACAGGCTTTTATGATAGCCCGTTCAGAGCTAGGACCTGGTAAAGTATTTTTCTGGCTTGGTAAAGGATATACAACAGATTACAAAACTGAATAATATGAGGGGGCAAGTTATTGCTGTAATAGGGATATCACCTTGCCCCTTTTGTTCAGTAATGGGGCAGAGTTAGAACCACAAGCGCGCAAAAGCTGGAACAATCTCAGCGTGGGGCTCCAGCCTGTCCCATATAACTTAGGAGGAACGATGAAAAGAGTAAGAGGAAAAATAAAGAAAAGTACTAAAAGAAAATATCAAAATGATATTTGGAGTAAATTTATGCGTAAGGTTATAAAAGGGATGAAAACCTTTTGTGGTCCCGCATTTAAGAAATAAGTGGAGATGGGAAAATTTACAGATGATTGGAGAGTGCAGAATGTACCTGCACTAAGTAAAAAGAATAATCAATATAGGAAAAGGAGAAAGAAGGATGAGCCTTATCTTTGTAGCAAATGCAATAAAGTATGGCAACCTTACTATGTCGGAACCAAAAATGTTGATTATTTATTAGATTTTCCTAAATTAGGATGTACGAATAGAACCTGTACTCCCTGCAAGGATAAGTAATGACCAGATAAAATGCCCAGTGGCGAGGGGAAGGCGTGATATAGGCTGACTTTTAAAGAGGAATCGTATATCTCAGGAGCTGCGTGATAAAAGGCTATGCCTTGACAGCTAGATTGCCTCTGGTCATAAGTATTACTATCAAATAGCTTCTGCGACATCTGTCATAACACTTGGTGGAATATGGTGGAAATATGGTGGAAAGTGGTGGAAATGGGTGGAAAGTGGTGGAAATAGGGTGGAGCAAGTGGAAAAAGGAGAAATAATGAAAAAGAAACATAAAAAAGTCACATTAGGGATGAGTATGTCCCAAGAGCCAGAATTATCTCTTGAACTTGAACTGGACATTGAAGAAAGGCCAGATAAGCCAGATGATGATGAAATGGCATCTATTAAGCAGCAGATTCGATGGTGGCTAAAAGAAAGAACTACTTATTCTTTACGGAATAAGAAAATAGTTAAAAAAGTAGGGAACATAAATCCTGATGACCGCATAAGAACATTAGATTCTTATGAATATATCAAGAGCCGTGTCCCTAATAAATACAAAGATTCTATGCAATTTCTGGAGGAAGAGAATGAGTAAATCAGAAAATATGGTTAATAAAAAGTATGTTACTAAGAACAAAGATGGCTTTGATTACCGAACCAGGATGACGGAATGGCTCAGGCCTGACGTAAAATGGTTTCCCAGGCAAATGATAGTTAGAAAGTATGCAGAACTTCAAGGCTGGGATTGGTGGAAAAGAAGAGTTCCTACTAGACAATGGGTTTCTAATAAGGAATGGATTAAAAATGAGGCAGAACGAATGGCTATCAAAGGCATTAAAACTAAAATTCGAATCAAAAAGATGATGAAGGGTGGTCAAATGAAAGACTTTGTAGCCCTTTTCATGGAACAGGAGGCATAATGGGAGATGTATTTGAGTCAAAGGTTTCTGAAGAAGAGTATCAGAAACAGTTAAATGATACTGAAAGTGCTCTGACTTACTGTGAACAGAATCTTCGTGATGCAAGAGAAGTATTGGTGAAGATTAAATACTCTGGGAGTCAGTTTATGATTAACAAGTATATTGACAAATATTTTAAAGAATATGGAGAACCGGAATGATACATATTGAAATGAATGACCAATCAGTAACAATTACACGCTATACTGGTGCTGTAAATGATAAGTATCCATTTAGTATATGTGTTACATCTGGCAATGATGCAAGTCTGCAAATAGATGGAGATTATGAATATTCTTATGGTTCTGTTGAATGGAAGGATGAGGCTCCGTCGGAACGACTAAAGACTAAGGCTGAAAAGAAGATAAAAGATTTCATACAAAAGTGGCTTTTTGACAAACCAACGGAGGAAGAAGATGCATCAATATAGAGAAAATGATTGGATTAAAATAGAGGATGAAGATGATTATTTCCAGATTAAGAGTATTGACCTTGATTCTGGATACGTTAGAGTACAAGGGCTAACTGGACATCCATGGACTACTGGAATAAATACTATTGAAAGAGTCATTACACAGGATGAGCTATATGCCTTTTCCAATGAAATCTAAAAATACCTATCGTCCTTTGCCTGATGAGTTGACCATTAAGAAATCTAAAATTAATGGTCTTGGCTTATTTGCAGCAAAGGATATTCCCAGGAGCAGAGTATTTGGACCTTCACATCATAACCTAAGGGGATATGATGGCTTAGGTCTTATAAGGACACCACTTGGTGGTTTTATAAATCATAATCCAAAGCCAAATTGTAGAATTATAACTCATTCTAGTATCTGGTCTATAAAAACAACTAAGAAAATAGCAAAAGGAGAGGAGTTAACTCTGAAATATGGAACATATAAAATACTTAATCCGAATGTCTAGAAAATGGAGGAAATATGGAAAGACTTATACTATATCTAGTAGTAGGAAATATATGTCTAAATGTTATATTCATATGGTTTCTTATGTCCGCAGCCAATAGTATAGATTCAATGAATGAATGGCTGCATAAGAACGAATGGAAAATTTAAGGTCAAGCTGAAATTGACCACACCCCTAACAACTAACAGGAGAAACTATCCATGGCAAATGTAACAGTAGTTTCCTACCATAATGGTGGGGTTCCACAAGAAATTAGTGGACCAACTCCAGCAGGTTTAGCTCAGGATATGGGCTTATCTCTGGATGGAGTAACCATTCATGTAGATTCCAGTGAGGCTGAAGCCAACCAGGAACTACGAGACGGAGACCTTGTATCTTTCCAGAAGGAGAAGGTAAAGTCTGGCGTATAGCCAAACACCCGCTTGCCTAGGGTTATAGGGCATAATTTAGAGCCTGATGTTTAGCAATAGATATCAGGCTCTTCTTATTAGGAGAATATTATGGTTATAGAATTACAAGAAGAGATAAAAGCTTCTCTTTTGATGACTGTTCCTGCTCTTGGAAGTAGAGAGAGTGGAAAGTTAGATTGGAAAAACGGTGAACTGGAAGAACTCGCAGACCATCAGGCAAAGCTTTTGATTGAAAAGTGTGATTACATTACAGTAGGCAACCATCACACAATTGGAGAAAAGACAATTATGATAAGGTTTGAGAAGATAATCTTAAGGGGAACAAAGAAAAATAGATTTTGGGATATATATTTAGTATTTGATAAAGCATCCTCAAGATATCCGCAGCTTACTTTTCTCACTTTAAAGCCTCAATGTCATCATATGGACGATGATAACAGCGACAAATTTAAGATTAGTAACTTTATTTCAGGTCTTCATCCTCATATATCAAATAGGTCTGGTTGTTTTGGTGAATTTGAAAAGCCGCTAATGGCATTGTTGTCAAGTTTCAATTATGCAGGTGCTATTATGATGATACGTAAATTCCTTGATACTTGGAATAGGGAAAGCGCATTTTGGGATATGAATACGATGAACTCTATGAGATGGATGTATGTACGGAATGCTGAAAGTAGAGAGTTCTTTAAAAAGCTATCTTTTGCTGAAAGAGTATATCTAAAAAGAGAAATCTATGATAATACTGGTAATTCCAGCAGGAATGATTTCGAAAACTTAATAGTATTTGCTGCAAAAATGAAATGTAATTATAAAGATGGAATTAACTGGGTACATTTAAACCGTTTCTATTCTTTACTTAATTATGTTGAGCATTTTGCAGATAAGTATCTTAGGAATCATGAAGATTTGCGTGATATAAATATACTATTTAAAGACTCAAGAAGACTTGGTTTTACATGGCATGATATCTCAACGGATGTTGTAGTCAGGAAAAGACTAATATGGTTTGACTGTAGGATAGAAGACTTTAAGGGTAGGCTCAGAAAAGTTCTTTTCAATGAAGTTACGCCAAAGATGCTTTCAGACTATAGCGTTCTTTACACAGAATTTAACACTCAAGATGAGAAAGATAGATTTACAGAGAAAATGATGTCTAAGCTGACGATATATTCTGATGTAAGGTATAAAAGAGTTATGTCTGAATTTTCTAAGTCCCAAATTAAGATGACTAAGTTACCATTAGAGTTAAGAGATATATTTTGCACTAAAGAGAATGTCGATAATATATTTAATATTGACTTTCTATCTCAATTAATGGATGAAGCAAGAATGCAATGTTGTGTTATTGCATTAAAGCGGATTCGAACAAAAGAAAGGAAACTAAGAAATGAAATTGCAACTCTTAGAGGAGACGCTCTCCAAGCTGAACTATTTTCTGAAGAGGTTCCCGGACAAGGAGTGGAGCGGCCCAGCGTGGTACAGCCTCAAAGCTGATAAATTAGGATTCCCTGTAAAATTTACATTAGAAGACTTTCACCCTCTTGATTTAGGTGGACATTCTTCTACGGAATGGGAAGCTGACGATTTGGCTAAGGTACTAAAGAAGAAACTCAGGAATAGTACTTTAAAGAAGTGCTATATGGGTTTAATCCATAGCCACCATACTATGGGAGCATTCTTCAGTGGAACTGACACAGATACATTATGTGAGATGGCTCCAATGAAAGGATTCTATCCAAGTCTTATTGTAGCTTCCAGTGGCAAAGCAGATTTTGCCTTTGGGTTTAGCTATAGAGACCAGTATGGCAGAGCTTCATACTATGAACTTGATGAAGATAAGGTTAAATTACCAAGAGCTAGAGGTAAGAAACCATGGGTTGACATAGCCAAAGGGCTGGAAACAGCTAATGCTACTTCTGTTGTTACTACCAAATATACTGGATACAATGGTTATAACGGTTGGGGTGCATATCCAGGACAAAGCAATCTCTTTAGCCAGAACAATAAAGGAGAATTTGAATTTGGAGAAGAAGAGAGAAAGAAAGTTCTCTTGACTCCTAAATACAAAAAGCTCACAAAAAAGAATTCAGATAAAGTATTTGATTTCTATGAAGAATATTGTAATGGTAAAATGAAATATATAGAGTTTCAGGTTAATCTCGAAAAGATTGGTATTTCTGATGTATGGGACTTTATAAGGGAGGCTAGACATGCAGGCACAGACGCAGCAATCGAATACGGATACTAAATTCCTTAGAAATAAGGATTTAATTCCCCAGGAAAAGCTTGATGACATTACAGTAATAGGTTTGGGAGGCATCGGTTCAACCGTTGTCTCCCTGCTTGCTATAATGGGTTTTGACTCCATTATTGGGTATGATGATGATACGCTTGAGGAGCACAATTTATCAACATGTATTTATCCACATAAATATATTGGCAAAAGTAAGGCTTTCGCTGCACAAGCATTGATTCATGAGTATGCTTGTCTCTCTGTTGGAGTTTGTGAAGAGCGAAGATGGACATATAGAGATGGTGTCTTTAAGAATATGATTGTATGTCCAGATGACATGGAAGTTAGACGGGATGTATATGACAAGTGGGTAAATCAAGAAGACAGAGGTTTTCTTATTGATTTACGGATGGATGCACTAGCAATGGAGATAATCACAGTTACAAAAGAACATGATTTCTTTGATGAAACTTGGCTGCCGAGTGCAGAGATTGAAGATGCTCCGTGTACAATGAAACACACAATCTTTACCTCAAGCATTGTGGCGGGATTTGGTGTTAACCAGGTGTTTAATGTTCTTGCAAATAAGCCGTATTATGCGTATACTTGGATAGGGCTAATGCCCTTCACACGGAAAACAGAACATCTAATAAAACAAAGAGGTACTAATGACAGTTCCAACAGTTAGTATCCACGGTAAAAACTATGTTATGGTTAAGGATAGAGTTGTCCTTTTCTATAATACAAATCCTCGTGGATGCATAAAAACAAAGATAGTGGACTATAAAGATGGCCACTGGATAGTTAAGGCAACTTGCTATCCCGACCCCCAGGAACTTCCTGAGACATTTTTTACAGGTCATGCACATGAAGTGCAGGGAAGTACACAAATTAACAAAACAAGTGCTTTAGAGAATTGCGAAACTTCGGCTGTAGGTCGTTGCTTAGCAATGGCTGGTTATGGTGCCGAGGAATCATTTGCTTCTGCAGATGAAGTCGCAAACGCCGTTAATCAGCAAAAGTACGATTCTAAATAAGGAGGTGTCTAATGGCACGGTATAGACCAGAAGCAGCAAAAAGCGGAGCAGCAAGTTGGTTAGGATTTCAACCAGCTCAAATAATCGCATATGAAGATAGAAGTGCAGAATTTGATTGGGCTGATTTATTTCTTGACGTAACATTAAAAACAACAAGTCAATATCCTGTAAACTATGCTCTTAAAGGGACTTATGATAGAGAAGATAGTGGAGAGATAAAAGATTCTAGCTTATTAAAGCGGATATATTATCTCCTTGATGCTATTGGATTTAAAGGCGGACCTAATAAAGAAGGTATATGGGAAGATGAAAACGGTACAGCAATAGGTGATTTGGGTAAATACCTCAATCAAAATTATGTATCGAAAGATGCTTTAGATGGTAATTCAAGTCCATTTTATGTCTATGTATATAAAAGGTTAAACCCTAAAGATAATAAAGCATACACTGAAGTGTGTCCTAAAATTGTTCAGAATACGAACAAAAATCAAGAGGACTTAAAGAGTTACATTAAGTTCATGAAGTCAAAAGGCTATATAAAAGAACATACAGAAGATGGGGAAACAATATCTTCAGAGCCTGTGGCTTCAACACCATTCTAAGTGTATATTGAAGTTGCAATAGGGAGCCCTCGGAAACGGGGGCTTCTTATTAAGATGGAGGATTTATCAGATATTCTGGTAACTGATGGTAAGGATAAACCCATATATAGAAGCACTTACCTGTATTATGATGATGCAAAGGATTATATAGAAATAAGCAGAAGCTTGAAGGACTTTCAAGGAATTCGCGGAATTGACCAGGTTATAGTAGATATAGATAAAGGTCAGAACTCAGATAGCCATACTCAGCAAATTGCACAGGGTGCTATGCTTGATTTATATGAACTAAATGTACAGGATTGCAGTATACAGCCATATTTTAGCGGTACTGGGTATCATTTAGCAATCTCAAATAAAGTCTTTCAGTTTAAACCTACTAAGAACTTACCTTATATTCTTAAAGAAACTATGAAAGGCATCCTTAAGGACATAGATTGCTCCGTATACTCCAGAACTGCTCTTTATAGGGTAGAACATACCCTTAATGATAAAAGGGGCTTCTATAAGGTACCATTGACTGCTAAGGAGCTATTTAATCAAACCCCTGATTATATTAAGAACTTAGCAGAAAAACGAAGGTTCGACTTCGATTACCCAGTTTTAACAGGTGACGGGGAACTTTCAGGCTTGGTCACTACTCATGTACCTCAAATACGTGAGTTAGAATCGACATTTGAACCAAAGAACATTGTGCCATGCATACAAAAGATATATAACGATGGTCCCTTACCAGGGACAAGAAACAATGGTTTGCTAAGAATGGCATCCCATTTCCTTAGACATGGATTCCCATCGGAAGTAGCTAAAACAGCTTTAATGCATTGGAACAATGATAACCTTGATGAGAATGTAGTTCTACAAAAAGTAGAAGATACTTATAATAGAGGCTATAGATATGGCTGCAATGATTTTCTATTACATGAATATTGTCAACCAAGATGTGTCTATTATAAACATAAGGATTATCTTACTGAGGTTAAAACAAGTGATGAAATGCAGAAGTCGCTTGAAGAGAGGATGACGGCTAATTATGAAGGAAGATGTATTAGGCTTGATGAATTATTTGGGATATCCGATAAAGACCTTACTGTCTATCCGGGTGAATTGGTAACAATATTCGGACCAACCGGAGCTAACAAGACAACACTAGCTCAAAATATTGTGCTCGGATACGATGCTAAGAACGACATCATTCGGAAGGAACTGCAAATCCCAACTTTATATTTATCGCTGGAACTAACGGATTGGTACACTCATAAGCGACATCTTCAGATAGTAAGCGGTATGAAGAAGAAACAAATAGAAACAAACTTTAAGGAGATATATAAATTCCATAAAGATGATGTAAGTCACATTGTAGTACAGACGGTCTCTCCTACTGTAGAAAAGATAAAAGAGATGGTCAGAAGTGTGCAGCCAAGGTGCGTAGTAGTAGACTATATTGACTTGGTAGAACCCCCTAAACACATACGCGGAGAGTATGAGAGTATCAGGTATATAAGCCATTCATTAGCAAGCCTTGCTGTGAATATGGACTTGATAATTATCCAACTTTCCCAAACAAGCCGTACCTATTCAAGAGATGAGGTACTTGACCTATATGCAGGCAAAGGCTCAGGAGCTATTGAAAATGCTTCTAGAAAAGTGCTTGGTATATCAGGTAACGCGAAAAGAAAAGACAGAAAAGTTGAATTATTCAAGAATACTGATGGTGAACTGTTTGATGTTGAACTTGAATGGCAACCTAACTTTAGGTTAATGCGAGCAGATGCAATTATCAGAGAATCGCAGGAAACTAATAGAATAAGGATGGTAAAATGACACGTCTTTTAAAAATACATCTATGGAAATATGGATT